ATCGTTCTTTATTGCTAACTCACTTTTTACCCGTGTACGCGCGCGATAAGGAAGGAAGATATGACTAAAGATAAGAGACAGAGGACGGATTCGGTGACTGGAGCACTGGCGAGCATGTCTGGGGCGATGAAGTCCATTGATGTGCCTGATTGGGTTATTCTGCCGGAAGAGGCGATGCCGTTTTGGAAGTCGATCACATCGGCAAGGGCTGCGGAGCGGTGGAACAACACTGACCTGGAGTGCGCTGCGGAGCTGGCCCGCACTAAGGCTAAGATTGAGCGGCTTAATATCGACCTTGTTGCAGAGGGCGACATTATCACTAACGAAAGGGGGACTCCCATTGTCAACCCAAAGAACAACCTGCTGGAAACATTGACCCGGCGAGTGATTGCAATGTCCAGGATGCTTCAGGTTCACGCAGAGGCGACACAGGGCAAGTCACGCGACCAAGTGCCAGCAAACAAAGCGCAGGCAGAGGCGACTAAAGTTGTTAATGGAATGGCCGGGGACGACTTGATAGCGAGACCGACCCACTAAGGTGCAAATTGCTGAGATCGAAAAGGTGTCACTTAAAGACTGCATAAATATCGCGGTCAAGTGCGGCCATATTCCTGACGTGAGATCGTGGCGAGAATTGCCGACGATTGCGCTGACCCGAGGGGAAAGAAACTGTAGATTTATAGAATCGTACTGCGTAGTGCCTGAAGGGGATAAAGTTGGGGCTTCTGTCGTATTGGCTGATTTTCAGGTGCTGTTCATTTTGTCCGTGTACGATAACCCGCACATTACCGACACTGGGATTTTGTCAATAGCCCGCAAGAATGCTAAAACAGGCACTATTGCTTTCATATTGCTTGTTCACACTGTAGGGCCGGAGGCTGTACAGAACTCCCGAATCGTGTCAGGCGCCATGAGTCGTGAGCAGGCGGCAGAGGTGTACAACCTTGCATCAAAGTGCGTGATGCTATCACCAAAGCTGAGCAAGATCGTAAAGATCGTACCGTCATCTAAAAAGCTGATCGGTTTGCCTATGAATGTAGAATATCAAGCAATCAGCGCAGACGGCAAGACAGCACACGGCAAATCGCCTATCCTGGCAATCCTTGATGAAGTTGGACAGGTGAAAGGGCCGCAGTCTGCTTTTATTGACGCAATTACCACTGCACAGGGTGCGTATGAAAACCCGCTGCTTTTGTATATCAGCACGCAAGCGCCGACAGATGCCGACTTCTTCAGTATCCTGATCGATGACGCGCAAGTGAACAAGCATCCGAAAACGGTTTGTCATGTATACGCTGCTGATGCCGATGCGGATCTGATGGACAAGGATCAGTGGAAGAAGGCTAACCCTGCGATGGGGCTATTTAGGTCTGAGGCCGACATGCTGAAGCAGGCCGAGAAAGCGCAAAGGATGCCCAGCTTTGAAAACACTTTCCGCAACCTTAATCTGAATCAGCGCGTAGAGTCCTCAAGCCCGTTCGTTAACAGTTCAATATGGGCAGAGGGCGCGGCGGCTCCGGTATTCAACGGGATAGCATTCGGCGGGCTAGACTTGTCAGAAACCAACGACCTGACGGCGCTGATTCTTGTTTTTATGAAGGATGGCGTTGCAAACGTCAAGTGTCACTTTTGGCTTCCGGCTGAAGGCTTGGCTGATAGGTCAAAGCAGGACCGTGTACCCTATGACGTATGGGAGAAGCAGGGTTTTCTGAGCACTACTCCAGGCAGATCAATCGAGTATGAGTACGTTGCCAAAATAATAGCGGATATGTTCGGGCAGTACGACATAAGGAAGTTGGCTTTTGATAGGTACAACATGCGGCACCTTCGACCGTGGCTGATCCGGGCAGGGCTGTCAGATTCATTGATTAGCGACAGGTTTCAAGACTTTGGGCAAGGATTCGTTTCTATGTCGCCAGCTCTTAGGACGCTAGAAACAATGCTTCTTGGGTCAAAGATCAGGCATGGCGACAATCCCGTTTTGAAGATGTGCGCGGCAAACTCAGTAGTCAGGATGGATGAGGCCGGAAACAGGAAGCTCGACAAGAAGCGAAGCCGGGGCCGGATAGACGGCATGGTTGCCTTGGCGATGGCTTGCGCGGTAGCGAATGAGCACCAAGGGCATAAGCAGGTATTTTCAGTTAATCTCAGTTCAATTTTGACGGATGCGAGAGCATGAGCGACCAGTGGCGCAGAATATCAGGTGTTGAGGTGGAGGATGATGGCAAGGTTGCTGCTGTCTGGCTTGGTCACGATAGGCTTTCAGATGTGGTTACGTTGTACGATTGCTGCAAGTTCAACGCTGAAGTGCTGGCTGTAATTGCGGAGGGGTTAAACGTGCGCGGACGATGGGTTCCGATAGCGTGGAACGTCAAGGATGATGACTTCAGGTTGAAACTGCAAAGCCGCGGCTGTAACATGATCCATGATGGAATGAAGGAAACCCCGCAGATGGCAGAAATGTCTTCGCGGGATATTGAGGAAAGAATGAGGACGGGGCGGTTTAAGGTTGACCGGCGCATGGCTGAGTGGCTTGCGGAGTTTGAGCTTTTCGGCAAGGCTGGCGGCAAGATACCGACTTCAGGTTATCCGCTAATGGCCGCGACAAGGTATGCAATCGGGCAGCTTGATCTAGCCAAAAGAATGCAGGCGCCAAGAAAAACGAAAGTGAATGAGCGCCGAATATCAATGATATAGCCGAGACTGATTATCGTGGTGGTTTTACGTCGCCATTGTTATGTTATACTGTTTTAATCGTTATGTTATAATGTTGCAAAATAGCCGTATTAGTGGGGCGCTGTTAATGCCAAAGATGGAAGACAGGGAACTACTCGCGCTGATTGACTCAGAGTTTGGGACTGCTATGGGCAAGCAGGGCGGCGAAATATCAATCGAGCGTGCCAGGGCTTGGGATTACTATATGTCCAAGCCTCTTGGCAATGAAGAGGATGGGCAATCTCAAGTTGTTACCTCTGACGTTGCCGACATTGTTGATGGCATAATGCCTTCGCTTCTCAGGCTGTTCACTACGGCTGACAATCTTATCTCGTTTGACCCGGTAGGATATGAGGACGTTGCTCAATCTGAGCAGGAATCCGACTATACCAGCCACATATTTTTCAAGAAAAACCCCGCTTTTTTGATCATGTACACATGGTTTTTTGATGCCCTTGTGCAAAAGAATGGCATTGTAAAGGCGTGGTATGACGAGGACGAGCGAGTCACCACAGAGACATACTCAGGATTGACGCAGGCACAGCTCTTTTCTCTGCTTGAGGATGACGAGCTTGATCCGGTTGAGCGTTCTGAGAATTTCGACCAGCAGACCGGCGAGACGCTGCATGATATCGTTCTGAAGCGAGTAACTAAAGAGCCTCGTTTTATGGTTGAATGCGTGCCTCCTGAAGAGTACCGAATCTCGGCAGACGCACGCAATCTTGATCCTTCCACAGCTCGCATGGTAGGGCAGGAAAGAGAAATTTCCCGTTCCGACTTGGTTGCGATGGGGTTTGATGAAGACGTGGTAGATAAGCTGCCGTCAGTCGGGCGCAGAGACGATACGGAAGAGAAGACTGCGCGATACGACAAAGAAGACGAAGATACATTTGGGACTAATGACAAGTCTCAACAGCTTGTCAGGGTTCGGGAAGCGTACATAAAATGCGATTACGAAGGCAAGGGACGATCCGAGCTTAGGCAGGTTATGGTTTCGGGAAGCAATGTTCTTTTGAACGAGCCTGCGGATCGTCAGCCGTTCCACGTTCTGTCGCCTCAGCCATTACCGCATAAGCATTTCGGAAGAGCGACCGCGGAAAAGGTAATGGACGTGCAGAAAATCAGCACTACGTTGCTGAGGCAGACGCTTGATAACCTCTATCATACAAACAACCCAGGCCATGCGGTATGGGAGCAGGGAATCAGCGACAATACGCTCGATGATCTGCTGACCCGCAAGATCGGCAGTGTTACTCGGTTTGCTCGCCCGGTGGCGGAGTCTTATTCACCGATGACAGTTCCATTTACCGCCGGGGCAACATTCCCGATGATGGAATATTTCGACAAGGTTAAGCGCGACCGCACAGGGGTTCACTCTGATGCTGAAGGGATGTCACCTGACCAGCTAAAGAACATACAGACGTCAGTAATGGGCCAGTCGATGGACTTGGCCCGCATGAAGATTGAAGCCATTGCGCGGATATTTGCGGAGACTGGCATCAAGTCTCTATTCATGCACCTGCATGAGCTGATACAAAAGCACCAAACAAAGAAACAAATAGTCAGGCTTCGCAATACATGGGTGGAAGTTGATCCTACTTCATGGCGAGACCGTTTTGACGTGACCGTGAATATAGGCTTGGGAATCGGTAGCCGTGAACAGAACAACCTGCACCTTGCTTCAATTAAAGAATTGCAGCAATCCATTGTATCTGGTGGTGGACTCAATCTTCTGGTTACGCCGAAGAACATTTACAACACTGCGTCAGAGTTTGTTAGAAACGCAAACCTCAAAGACCCTGGCTTATTTTTCACTGATCCGGGTGACGCTTTAGCCCCGCCTCCTTCGGATGAATTGCAGCAGCTACAGCAAAAAGAGCAGCAGCTACTTGAGCGACAGCAGATGCTTGACGCGCAATCTCAGGATCTGAAAGGGCGCAAACTGGAGCTTGATTACCAGGCCAGCCTTGCACAGCTTCGTGAGCAGTCAGAAAAGAATCAAGATACAATGACGATAGAGATGGAAAAACTCAGAAACGATTTGCTGGAAATGCGATTGAAGTACGGACAGCCGGTGGACAACAGACCGACACTGTGAGGCGTAGATGGATGAAATGCGATTAAGGCGTGATGCTGAGAGAGGCCCGAGGGCTGAAGCACTGCTCAGTAATGAGTTACTGAAGGAAGCGTTTGATAAGATTGAATTAACGATAATGGATGAATGGAAAAACACCACGTCCGAGGATTCGCAGCGCAGAGAGGACGCATGGCGCTCTTTTAAGTTGCTAAAAGGTTTGCAAGGGTATCTCAGGAAAGTGGTTACTACCGGAGATGCGGCGGCAAAAGAGCTTTTGAAAGTTAAAAACCCGTCAATAATTGAAAGGTTTAAATAATGGATACACCAACCGTTGAAGCAGTAGAACAACCAAAAAAAAGCTGGTCATTGCTGGCGTCCGAGGCATTTGGCAGCAATTACTACGGCGAAGTGACGCAGCCGGAAACCGCCCCGATTGAGAGCGCAGAGCAAGAGCTGGCGACCACTTTCGAGGAAGATGCAGGCGAAGGGCATGGCGAGGTAGAGGGTAGCGCTCAAGAGGCTCAGGAGAGCGCTGAAGAATCTCCCATATCGTCATTCGACGAACTAACCAAACATTACGAATTCGATCCGGCATGGGTTGATACGCTCGAAGTGGACGTAAAGATCAACGGCGAGCCGGGTAAGGCAAAACTGTCTGACCTGAAGGCCAATTACCAGATTAGAGAAGCGGCAGAAGCGCGACTGAAAGAGGCGAAGGAAAAAGCCCGCGCTGAAACGCAAATCATCGCAGAAAGGCGCGATCAGCTTAACGGTCAATATGCCGTTGTTGCAGGGTTAATCGACAAGGTAGAAAAGTCACTGACAAAGGATGAAGTTGCAATTAATTGGGATCAGCTCCGCAACCAAGACCCTGCGGAATGGTCGGCTAAACGCGAAGAAT